CGTCATTCCTTGCATACGGCGGATCTTTGAGAGTTGTAAGATCCGATGACGCACAATTAACCAATGCTTTTGTTGGCGCTGCTTCTAGCGTAAAAATTAAGTGCGTTGAGCACTATGAGCAACTTGGATATGATGAGAATCCTATTACGAATGTAACAGTTGCTGCCAGAAACCCAGGTTCATGGGCAAACGGTCTGAGAGTTGGTATTATTGATGCCAAGGCGGATCAAATTCTTAATATGAGCACAACTGCAGTTACCAATTTTGTTTCTGATATTGACAATAGATCTGGATCAATCGCAACTGGTGCCGCAACAACAATTGGAATTACAACGACTTCTATCGTTCTTGGACAAGAGATTCGTGGAAACTTTGTTCCTTCTGGAACTACGGTAACTAATATCGGTTCTGGCGTTATTACCATTTCTAATGCCACGACAAATATTGAAGGTGGAGTAACTACACCTTTAGATTTTGGTTCCACAACTACCATTAGTGCAGCACCTGCCGTTGGTTACGGAGTTACTCAAGCAATTTCTGCAACTCTACCAGGTGCAGGAACAACAACAGTTCTTGACGGACACCTGAAAGGTATTATCACAGAAGTTGGAAGTGGACAAGTAAGTGTAAAAGTTCTTTCACACGTCTCTGCTGGAGGAATAGAAACAGAAGTTGATTATCAACCAGCAGGTGTTTATGCATTCTCTGGTTCTGGTTCTGTCGCTATTCATACAAATGGACAATCAGTTTCTTACGGATCAACTGCAGTAACTACACAAAAGGACTGGTTCGATCAGCAAACTCTTACATTATCTTCTACATCAACGATTAAGTGGAATCAACTTGCAGACCGTCCAGGAACTTCCGAGTATGCTGCAGCAAGAAACTCAAGATTTGATGAGGTTCATGTTGTAGTTATTGATGGTCTTGGAAAAGTTACTGGAAACGCAGGTACAGTTCTTGAGAAGCACCTTGGTCTTTCTAAGGCAAAGGATGCAGAATTTTCCGCAGGATCTCCTTCTTATTGGAGAGCATATTTGAAACAATCTTCTGATTATATTTTTGGTGGGTCGGAACCTGCAGGCATTGTAACCACAGCATACCTTTCAGAGTTCACACTAAATAGCGATACTGGATGGGATCAAGATGCTGAAGGGGTTAGATTTGGTGCTGCAGGAAACTTAAATAATATTTTAGGAACTGGATACAATTATGATGGTGGAACCGACATCAATTCAAATGGAGCATTGACCGCTGGTTTATCCAGTCTCGTTGTTGGATATGGATTATTTGAAAATACAGAAAATTATGAGGTAGATTTCCTTCTGATGGGATCTGCAGCATATGCTAAAGAAGATGCCCAGGCACTTGCAAACAAATTGATTGCTGTTGCAGAAGCAAGAAAGGATGCACTTGCATTTATTTCACCTTATAGAGGTTCTGCAATTACAGACAGTAACGATGATAGAGCTGCTCAAATTAAGTCAGATTCGGACATTACCGATAATGTCTTGAGTTTCTATGCTCCTATCACATCTTCTACTTATGGAATCTTTGATAGTGGTTATAAGTACATGTATGACAGGTTTTCAAACACATTCCGCTATGTTCCTCTAAATGGAGACATTGCTGGAACATGTGCTCGTAATGATATCAATCAGTTCCCATGGTTCTCACCAGCAGGAACCGCAAGAGGAGCAATCCTTAATGCAGTAAAACTTGCCTATAATCCTTCTAAGATTCAGAGAGATAAGCTTTACTCTTCAAGAGTAAATCCAGTCATCTTCTCACCTGGTTCTGGTATTGTTCTCTTTGGAGATAAGACTGGATTTGCTAAAGCATCAGCATTCGACAGAATTAATGTTCGCCGCTTGTTCATCTATCTCGAAGATGCAATCTCTGCTGCTGCCAAGGATCAACTCTTTGAATTCAACGATGCAATCACCAGAGCAAACTTCGTTAACATTGTTGAACCATTCCTCCGTGATGTTCAGGCTAAGAGAGGAATCCAAGATTATGTCGTTATTTGTGATGAAACAAATAACACTGCTGCAGTAATAGATAATAATGAGTTTATTGCTGACATCTACATTAAACCAGCAAGGTCGATTAACTTCATCGGTCTTACATTT